GCACCAGTAATCCAGCTCTTACCAACTCCCCGAAACGCCTGTATCTGTAGTCGCTTGGGACCATTCTGCAAGTAATCTGCAATAGCATATTGTGCCCTCGTAGGTGATGGCAGACCTAGCTCTTCCCACAGTGCTTGTAGGAAAAGCTTGAAGTCTTGTTTTAAACTATTTATTATTTCGTTTTCATTCATCAATTCTTTCTCCACCAAACAAAGATCTTAAAAGAGATTTTGTTCTACGGTTTGCAAGTTTACGTCTACGTGCTTCGTAGTCCGTTAAAAACTCAGAATCAACTTTTTCGTCTTCTGTTCGTATGTTACCATACTTTCTGTCCCATCCTTGTTCATAAAGCTTTTGCCTTAGACGTTTAGCTGGTTTTAATACGTCTTTATACTTATCTAAAAAGTCTACCATATCTTCTTGTATAGCACTACCTTGATATTGCCACTTGGCTTTTTGTGTCATACCTTTTAATGTAGGTGCTTCATCTATAATAAACTGTATCTTATCTCGTATAATACCAGATCTCCATATACTAATCTGTGCTTTTATGTCAGCTTCGTCTAGAGGTGTACCATCTGGTAATGTAGTTGTTATAAAAGGTCTACCAGTCGCTGTATCAATATTTTCTGATAGTCCTTTTTTTAATTCTTGATAAGGTGCATATAATACATCATGATAGTCACCCAGTCTGCCTACAACAGTGCCGTTAGCACGTTTAAGCACCAAATCTCTAGGAGAACTATTTACTATAATAGACTCGTTTGTTTTTCTAGGTATATCATAATCAAACACAAGTAAGTTGTTTTTAGTTGGTTTAGGTAATAGTTTTTTTAAGATAGTTTCTGACGAATCCTTAAAAGTTTTCATACGGTTATCTTTTAGTATTCGTACATTATCAGGACCGTGCCTAGAGCCTTTTCTAAATCTTTGCTCATTAGGTAGTGCCCAGAATACATCATAATACTTATCTTTACCTACTAAATGTTCTACATAAGCCGTCATTTTTCTATCTGACAGCTCACGTATAAATCCTGTGCGTTTAGCCCATTGATTCCACTCAGCTTTAGCTTTACCTAACAAGTCATATCCACTACCTTTTGGTTGTAGTTTAGATATGTGTGTAGGAACAATAGTACCATCTCGTTTTAATTTATCTACTGTAAAAGCTAGATCATTAACCCATCTGTTTATTCGTAGCTCTTTTTCTGCTTCAGTAGGAGTTTTACGTTTAAGAGGTTCTGGATCTTTGTCTATCTGAAATACATTAGACATTATATCACCAGCTCTATATAAAGGTCCTTGCTCAGTTTGTACTATAGGTCCACTACTATATTTAGAAAGCTGATTATTAATATTATATGCTTTCTGAAAGTCAGGTCTACTTAAACCAAATACAGCATCAATCGTGTCAGTAAACTGTCCAGCAGTACCAAGAATACTTTGAAGTGTTGCATTAAGATCCTTCAAACCTTGCTGAGATTCAATAAACTGTTCTTCAGCTGTCTGGTCATCTTCTTGTAGTTTTTTCTGAGCTTCATAGGTATCTGTTCTGTCATCATCAAATCCGGGTGTAAATGTCATCTTATATGTGATAAAATAGTTTGTTCTCTGTCTGTTTCACCGAATGTCGACCTCATCCAGTCTTGCCATTCTCTACTACCTTTTTCCTGATTGCATCGTCGACACGAGGGTACAACATTCGTCGTAACATCTGTTCCCCCTTTGCATTTGGGGCGTACATGGTCGATTGTAAGATTGTGTAATTCATGAAATTCTCCGCAATAAACGCATTGACAATTAAAGTGCTCTTTGATAGCTCTTCTCCAGAGCCGTTTCGATTCTGAACTTGTCATCGTTATTAAATTGTGTAAATAGTAATCAGGGTTTGGTAGTAATGGTGTCATTAAGCTCTTCTCGCTCCGCCTCTACCTCGGTTTGCTTTACGGCTTTCTGCTACGATTCTGCCACCTTTATGTGACATATCAGTCTGTCTGCCGGGCTTACGTGCTCTACGTATCTTCATTAGGTCACGTCGATACGCTCTTTTAGCTGGCGTATCATTTATTTTAGCATTATCACGCCTATGTTTTTCACGTGACTCTTTATTCTTACGATAGAACTTAGCTGTTCTACCGGGTTTAGGGCTAAGTCTAGGTCCGGTTCTTGCCATATAATCTAGTTTTAACTAAAGATGGATCTACTTTTGGTATTACTGAAGCTAATCTGTCTAAAGGACTGCCCTCAAGAGCAACACCTGTGATGTCGTTGGTTTTTAACCAGTCACACGCTGCTTTTAGATCTTGAGTTGTAGCTTCGCCACTTTTGATTCTACGTAAGAAATCTTCCGTCACAAGGTAGTGCAACTCATTAAAACTTTCTTCCGCCGCTTTCTTCGGTATTACTCTTGTTTCGTTCATTTAATATCTAATCCTTTTTTGACAATCTGTAGTGCTCTATCGTCTAGCTCGTTGTCTGATTGCTCTACAAGCTTTTCAAGTAGTTCGACTACAAATAATTTGAATTTATCGCTTTTTAAAAAAGCTAATACGATTGGTTTAAGTATTCCTAGCATTATTTTTTAGTAATTGTAGTTTTAACATAGCGTCCGTTCTCGTCTCGCTTTGCAGCCTTTCTCTTAGGCTTCTTTTTTGCAGCCTCTTCTTGTGCTGCGATTTGATCTGATAGTGTACTCATTAGAATAACTTAAATTTCTTTTCTTTTGGTTTAGGTGGTAACAACGCTTGAATCGGAACCACGTCTGAACATAGATGTGCAACACGTGTCTCAGGTCTAAAAGTAAATCCTTTCTGTTGTAACTCGGCACATTTAAGAGCACGTACCAGCTCATGATCTAATCTCATCTTTTCTTCTTGCCTTTTAGCTATGCGTCTGCATTGCTCTAAGCCTCGCTTATCAAGAGGAATCATAAAGTTAACTTGGAATCCCCAGTTTTCGTTAAGTTGATAACTTGATGGGTATAAACCATCTAGACCTTCTTTTTCAGAATATGGATTAATATGGTTTCCCATGTAAAAAGGTGAAAAGGTCATGGTTGACCCATTACATGAGATTCCGCTACCATAGTTTTGTCGTGATGGTGCTCCATTGTTTTGGAACTGCACCGCACTGTTAGTTACGTTGCCTGTTGCGGCTGCAACCGGGTTGGAAGTATTATTAACTTCTGACTCAGGTGCATCTTCTGCTAAAACAGGTACTGAACCTATTGTGAGAAGACCGACAAGGATGTAATAGTAGTATTTATAGTCCAATCTGTTGTTGCGTCTATCTGTTCTACTAGACCAGCAGCTCTTGATGTTGTTTCTAGTGTCCAATCCTTCGTTACGTCTTTGACGGCGAAAGTTGTATCTGCTGCTTTGATGTTTCCAGAAGGTTCTACATTTGTTCCAGACCAGCTTTTGACCTCTGCTCCAAACTTTTGTGTTTTTGAAACTTCTTTTACTGTTTGAGTTGTTGTTGTCGTTGAGTTCATTGACCCCTGTGTAAAGTTCGGGGTTATTGTGTTTGCTCTTGCGATTGCGGGTGACAACAATGCTAAGAGAAGAATCCATGTCTTCATTGTTTTGGTTTAGTTGTTGTTGGTGTGTTGCCATTCTTTTTACTATTGCCTGTAGATAAACCGAAGGTTGCTAGGGCTCCAGTAAAAATTGATGCAACAAAGGTAATGTCGGATGATGCCCCTAGAGGTTTTTTGACCATAGGCAACTCGACATAGTTTAAAGTGATGATAAATCCTGACCAAATGACAACACCCAAGCGTACCATTGCACCGAGGATCTGCATTTGTTCATCGTGGTCATCAACATTTTCTTTTAATTTTGTTAGTAAACCTTTCTTTTGTTCGTCAGGTTTTAGGTTTTTTGTTTCCACTTATCTTTTTCCATAACGTTTTTAATATAGGTTTTAGAATCTTAACTAACCACTTAAAAGCTGCTGTAGCAGAAAGAGTGGCAGCTACTGAGATTACTGCTGTAGTTCCAGCTGTAATCAATATTTCGCTTTCTGGTACTGGTACCTTTACGTTCATGATAGGTATATTAACTTGTGACATACCAGATGGTGTCTGACTTTCACTTGTGCTTGTTTGCGGTACAACTCCTGACGGAGATCGTAAATCGCTTGGTGGAACTACCAAAGGAGTAAACTGTGGTATGTTTCCTATAGGTAGTTCAAACTCAAAATTAGGAAAGTCAACAGCATCGGGTAGAATCATGGTAGGTATTTCCATTTAGCCAGCCTCTAATGCAGCAACTTTTGCTTCTAAAACTTCTACTTTTGCAATTATATCTTGTAATGCTTTAGCAGATATACTTACCATTCTGCCTGTATCAATACTTTTTGTACCTTTACTTGGCTCTTGATAATTTGGATTAATATATGTAACGTCTGGAGGAGTTATTACTAAAGAAGAGTCTACTGTTTCTACTTCTTGTGCAACCACACCACAATCTACGTGATGACCTCCTTCTGATTCTTTCCAATCAAAGTCTCTAAATTTAAGTCCTTTAATTGTTGATATTGCATCATAATTAGAATCAACTATATTTTCTTTTAGTGATGCATCTGAGTTCCAAATATTAACACCTTTTGTTCCACCAGAACTTGCAAAGTATAAATATTGACCTGCTCCGCCTACATAACCAAAACTATAAACCTCGTTATCATCAGAATACAGTACGTTAAGACCATTAACTCGTAATTGTCCACCAGCTGTACCTAAACTAGGTGCATAGTCAGTTGCGTTACTGTCAGAAGTATGAAAGTCAATACGGTGTCCCAATTCCATAACACCTGCCGCTGAAATGGTTGGTATTGAATCATAAAAAGTCTTACCACCGGTAAATGAACGATACATACCCTGTAGTGTACCTGCACTACCACTGTTTGTA